TAAATCCTGGATTTGGATACACAGTTGCTCCTGCAATTACTTTCATTGGTGATGGATTTGCCAAGGCTAGAACAGAAATCGCTGCGGAGGGTGCAGTTAAGATTGATAGTTACACTGGAGGAATTGGTTACAGACCAAATTCTATTGTAACTGTCGCAATTAGTACTTCGCCTGCAGGCCTTGGAACAGCAGATGCAACTGCTGAGGCTGTTGTTTCTGCAGCTGGAACAGTTGGTACGATTAGATTTACTAATGCTGGATTTGGTTACACATTACCACCAACGATTAATATTACAAGTCCATATCAATCAAGATCCGCTACAGCCAATGTTGGTTTCAACTCTGTAACGGGTCTAGGACAGATTACAACCCTTACATTAACAGACGCAGGTATCGGGTATACTGCAGCCCCAGTAATTACCATTAGTGATCCATCTGGATTCAGAGCTGGTATTTTGACTGCAAATGTTGGTGTAGGTACAACAGTAACCTCTATCTCTATTACTAATCCTGGTGCAGCCTATACTGTCGCACCAACTCTCACTATTGCATCACCATCTGCAGGAACAACCGCAACTGCAACTGCATTTATCAATACGACAACAGGTATTATCACAGGTGTAACAGTTACAAATCCTGGTACGGGATACACCAGTTCTCCCGCAATTACATTAACAGGTGGAATTGGAACTGCACTTGTAACATCATTCATCAATTCTGCGGGTATTGTTACTGGCACAATTATAAATTATGTTGGTGCTGGTTACACTAGAGTTCCAACTGCCACATTTGATCATCCATTTGTCGGAGTTAACACTGGTACATTTATTCTCAATGAAATCGTCACTGGTCAAACTGGACTGGCCACTGCTCGTGTCAAAGATTGGGATGAAACTACCAATACTCTTAAAGTATACAGAGTTGCTGGAGACTTTAGAAATGATGAAACTCTGGTAGGTTCTGCAACTACCTTGCAAGGTGTAGACACTCCAGGAAGTTACATCATTAACTCTGTAGTTTATGAAGACGCTGATGATGATTACAACTCAAGCATTGAATTTGAAGACGAAGGAGAAGATATAATCGATTTCACAGAGACAAATCCCTTCGGTACATTCTAAATAGTTAAAAAATTGTCATGTTAGGATCTTACTTCTATCATCAAATTCTGAGAAGAACCGTAATTGGTTTCGGTACTCTTTTCAACAATATCGAGATCCGACACAAAAGTGATGCGGGTAACGAAGAGAGTCGTTTGAAAGTTCCATTGGCTTACGGGCCAATGCAAAAGTTTTTGGCAAAAGTTGAACAACAAAGAGATTTGGCTGGTAGACCAGCAATCACTTTGCCTAGACTTTCTTTTGAAATGACTGGTATCTCTTATGATCCAGTAAGAAAGGCCTCTGTAACTCAGACTTTTAGAACAAATACAGGCGAGAAGATTACCGAATCTAAAAAAGTCTTCATGCCTGTTCCTTACAATGTTTCGTTTCAACTAAGTATTGCAACGAAAACTAATGATGACATGCTTCAGATCATGGAGCAAATTCTTCCCTATTTTCAACCTGCACTGAATATAACTATTAACTTGGTTGATTCTATTGGTGAGAAAAGAGATGTTCCAATCGTCATCGAGACAATCAATATGTCTGACGATTATGAAGGAAGTTTTGACACTCGTCGTGCGATGATCACGACAATTACATTTACTGCAAAGACTTATCTGTTTGGAGCTATCGCAGATACTCCAGAAGGCCTTATCAAGAAGGTTCAAGTCGATTATATGTTGGATACCGACAGAGAACGTGCCAAGAGAGAAGTTCGTTATCGTGCAACTCCAAGAGCAGTCAAAGATTACGACAACGACGATACCGCAGTTCTTACTACCGCACTTGATACAAAAGAAACTCTTATCAAAGTCAACACGGTTCTTGGATTCTCTGTTGATGACTACATCAGAATCGGTAAGGAGAACATGCAAATCAGAGAAATTGCTGCTCCAGAAAAGACCATGATTGTTTATCGTGGTGTTGATAATACAGAGATTACTTCACATCTTAAGGATACCTCTGTTGACATCATCAGTGGAACTAGAACACCTGATCTGCCTCTAACTGGTGATGATGCACTGATTCTTGATGGTGATGACTTCGGTTTCAACGAACTAACGTCTGTCTATCAAGACTTCAAGACTTATTCCCCGTCGCAGGGTACTGATGTTTAATAGTGAGGAAAAACAATGTCGAACGATCCAATCGGGGATGCTCTTGAGATTACAACGTCAGATGGAAATGATGAGGTTACCCCTGTTAGCCGCGATGTCGAAGTCGTTAAAAATTCAAGAGAAGAAAAAACAGACATAAAGAGAGACTACGAATATACCCGTGGTCAACTTTATTCACTCATTGAAAAGGGTCAAGAAGCCATCGATGGGATCATGGAAATCTCACAAGAAACTGGGTCTGCAAGGGCCTATGAAGTTACTGGTCAGATAATTAAAAGTGTGGCTGATGCCACAGATAAATTATTAGACCTACAGAAAAAATTAAGAGACATTGAGGAACCTAAAGAAAAGGGTCCCAATAATGTAACCAATGCACTATTCGTAGGGTCAACTGCTGAGTTGCAAAAACTTCTTAAAAAAGGAAAACTAGATGGCTGATTCTAAACCCAAAATTGAAAAGGAAAGTGAGGATCATGATGAAGACAAAAGTGAAGTTCTTGGTAATTTGGTAAAAGTAGTTGTTCTCATTTGGTCTGCGTCTCTATTAACGTTTAGTTACGTTCGTTTGCCAAATGGTCAAAAAATCTTAGACTTTGACCCAACGTTTATTGCTTCAGTTTTTAGTGGCTCTTTGGCCGCATTTGGACTGAGCCCCGCTAAAAATGGTAGCGTTCCAAAGAAAGCCCCGCCGATTGGTAAAAAGGAGGAAGAAAATGCAAAAAATCTTTAATGCACTTGCACTGTTATCATTTCTTGGGAGTGCATCTCTCATTGGTGGTGCTGGATATGTTCTGATGAACAAAGAAGCATTCATCGAAAGTGTGAAGGAACAAGTTACAAATGCAGCAGTAGAAGGTGTTGCTGGTGCTCTCCCTGGAATGTTAGATGCAGCGATGCCCGAACTTCCTGATGTAACGGGTGGTGCTATTCCTGGTGGTGGATTGCCTGGATTTTGATGGCAGACATTCGTGATATTGGTATTAGAAATGTGGAAATTCGTGATGTAAGTATTCCAAACTGGATGACTACACCTCCACAATCAATCCCACCTGTTGTTCCAGTGACTCAACAGGTGGGAGTTCCTATTATTGATATTCCTGGTTGCGTTGAGGCACATTTGGATAATAAAAAGGGAAAGAATGATAAGTTAGTAGAAGATGATTCCCAAGGTGCAAAAGTATTTTGTGACGGCAATCTCCCATCATATAATCCTATAGATTACGCGCCTGAAAATTTAACAATCACTCGACCTGCAGAAGTTCCCAAAGTTCCTACACCACCTACTCCAGAGGTAGAAACTCCAGAGATTCCTAAGGCAACTGCACCTGCCACTGCGGTCATAGAAGAACAACCAGAACCAGAACCTGAGATTCCCTGGCAAGAAAAATATTTACCTGCACCAGAGGCAGCGACTACGACAGCCGCAATTGCTGTGGTTGCAACTACATCTGCTCTGTTAGCAAAACCATTGGCCGATCTTCTCTTGAAGGTTATCAAACCAACGGTTAAGAAAGTTATTAAAAAGATTTCCCAGATCAGGGGGAAACAGGTACAGATTGAGTCTGTAAAGGAGCGCCGAGATCAGCAGCGGATTCGCTCACACGCGATTCGGAAGTTGAAGGGGAAGGAATAGAGTGAACATGTGGTTTGATATAGTTTACATTATCAACAACCACATCTGCACAAATAGAATAATATGGGCTCTTAGGATGAAAACGAATACCTTCCTTTAACAAATTTCCACAATTTTTGAGTCTCGCAATTTCAAAGTCAAGACGTTTGTTTGCAGTCAATTGCTGTTGTAGTGCAATCTGAGTGGCGGCCGCTTTTTTACATTGATCTTGTAACTTTTTGTCTTGGGGAATACTCCAAGTTGCACTAACACCAACTGAAAGGTTGTAGTTATCTTTTTGTCCAGTTCTAGTTGGTTGCATCCATAGAATTGAGCCAGGATTATCTGGTGCGCCATCATCATCTAGATCACGCATATCATACACAGGAGTATCAAAATAATCTTCAAAAGGTTTTTGTGCCGATGCAGAACCAGTTACAAAGGGTGTGATGTTTAGAGTGGGTCCTTGACACTGGATTCCACCGCCGTATGTGTTGGTAATATAGGGACCTTGGAGTACTTGGATAGCCTGATTAGTAACAGAGCCAGATGAATTGGCAACAGGAGCAGCAGTAGCAGAAACGCCACCAACAGTTTCTGCAAGAGAGTGAATTGGGGTGAAGATTCCACAGAGAATTATTGCTGGAATATACTTGTAGTGTCGGTTACGCTTGTAACCTCGGTTGTTCTCTGGATAATTGTGTGATTGCTTAGCCCAGGGCCAGAATAAGTCTCTGTAAACTGAAAGGCCGCGCCTGGGGTTGTTTGTTTGTACGTCGGAGTTGCTGTTACGCCTGTCCATGATGATGTCACGCCGTTAATAGTTACATTAATATTTCCTGTAGTGGGACTTAAAGTTCCACTTGTAGGTTCTACACCACTACCTGTCGCTGAATATTGATATCCAGTGTTGTAGTCCATCGAATTTATGGTCTCGGTCACCTTAGATGTGGTTTCCGTGTGGCTCGTCATTGAGCCCTGAGTGAAATTTGGGACTACTGGCACTGAATATGCTGGTTGAAGTAGTCCATGAATCACACCAAGAACCAATCCGAGACCGATTGCTTCTTGTAGTCTATCCATCAGTCGATCACCGTGATCTCAGAAACATATTGTCCTGTTGCACTAGAACCAGCTCCACCAGCGGTAACCGTAAGGACACCAGCAGAGGTAACAGTACCAGCTAGAGTACCAGCAGTTCCTGCAGTGTAAGAAGTTACGTTGGAGAAGTTAGGCACGGCACCTACGGTAGGAGCAGAAGCGGGGACTGCATCACCTTCAATGTAAGTTTGACTGAAGGAGAAAGCAGATCCAGCGGTATTCTGTGTCGCAGAAATAGTGCCAGGTGCATAGATTCCAGAGGTGATAGTGC